TACCATTCATAAGAATGTAGAGTGCTTCACTAAATGCACGCTTATTATTTACAGCAAGATAACTACAATTATAAGCAGCAATATTATCCCTATCACAAGCCTCCCCTGCGGTCATCATAGCCCGCATAGACGGCATAATAGCTAATCCAAGTATTGCTGGCTTTACTTTAGTTTCTAGTACTTCACTTGCTTGTGGTGCTTTCTTTTTATAATACTCAATTAATCGAGTGACTGTTTCATTCCAGTTTTCACGACGGTTTTCTTTTGGAAGGAATCGTGCGTAACGACTGCGATGAATAATGTTTTGATAAAGAGTTGGTAAACTTTCTAAGTTCGTCATTTGCTTCCTTTTCCTGCTGTAGTAATATGTTAAATCGTTTCTTAGATGTCTTTGAAGTCTCATCTACTGTATTAGTAATAGGTTTCTTCTTCGTTGTCATCAAATTCACTACCCATAACTTGATCTTCGTATTCCTCAATAAGATAATCAAGTTTATTAGATATAAAGTCTTCAAAACGATTTACAATATCTTCCGACCGTATTTCTAGCACTTCAACTAGAAGAGTTTCTTCTTCTTGTTTTAGTCTATCAAGTAACTCATTATACGTTATTGCCATAGGTATTATGCTTCATAGATGTAGGGCCGTTCAAAGGCTTCTTTAAGTTGTTGTCCTAATGGCTTCCCTTGTCGCTTTAAAATTAGAGTTTTAAGATATACGGCCAGATCAAGAGCTTCTTCATAAGCATGTTGTAGCATGTCTTCATCTGTGTTTCGATCTAAATATTTATTGTACTTATTAGCACCAAATTCATTACGATCTAGCATATCCTTTACTACTTCATTCCAACTAGACATTATTTGTCTCCATCACTATATTTCTTTCGTAAATACTTTAGGCTAACAGCCATGTGGTCAAACTCTCCATTATTTACTTCATGCAGCATATGGATACCACGAAAATGATTGTTGCCTTGTGGCCCAAGGTAATCTTCTTGATGTTCATAACAGCATCCAGCAAACATACCTGTTACACGACTACCATCTCCACGATACTCTGTGTGCACCTCAAAGTTTTGTACATGCCCCATAACACAGGACATATGTTTTTTTTGTACTAAAACACGAGCAGAAGTAACGGGACGGCCAAGAACGCCAGAAGTAAAGAAATGGCTATAAGCAATCCCATCGACAATGACTGGTTCAAGATAGGGATATACTTCCCAACCAAAATCTTCATACTGTAAGTCATAAACAGAAATTGTTCCGTCAAGTTTTGCATCAGTTTCGATAACACGATTGATACGATTTTCATGGTTTCCTAATGTAAGAATTAATCGAGGGAGATACCTTTTTTTCTTTTGCATAAGAGCGTTCTTGTTAAAACTAACAAGTGGCTGTAGTAAAGTAGCCATAGCTTCACGAGATGCTAGAATATCACTTTTGTATCGTCGTCCTTCAAAAGACTTTTTTCCAACATCATATGAGGACAGTGATGGCATATCGGCAAAGTCTCCAATACAAATCACAGTATCTGGTTTCTTTTCTACAATATACTCACCAACATGTCGAAGGAAAGTAAAATCCTGTCCCGGCTTAACTTGTACGTCTGGGATTACTAAATGTTTTACCATGATATAAATATATTAGGTGGATATTATATAGGTTAATGGGTGGCAGATGAAGCAGCCAAAGAGAGAATTCTTTTTGTTGGCTTCTTTGTTTTCCAGCAAAACCATTTGATACCTTGTTTGTCGCACCAATCTCCATAGGTAGTTTTACTTTTTTTTGTTAGTTTAACTTGTGAGTTTTGAAAATACATAATAAATGTACTATTAGGGTGTTGTTTTTTTACCTCTAACATTTTACGTCTATCGCTTGGTTTAAAAAACCCTTTGCATTCTAAAAAAACATTGTCTGCTAACTTAAAGTCTGGGGTGTAACCATTTGTAAGGGTATAAGGGATTTTCTCTACTTCATACACATCTTTCAAGTGGTATAATTGTGCGACTTCTTCTTCAAATTTAGATTTAAATGTCATAATTATTATTAATTAAATCTAAAGTAGATGCTATCTGTTTTCCATTTAAACTTGGAAGAAAGTATCCAGACAAAGTCCATTGACATGGAATCCACCTATCTGCTGTTTCATCATACCAAGCACCATTCATATAGTCTTTATATACATGATAAATGTGTACATCACTACGAAGTGTTGTTGTCACAGGCTTTGTATAGTCTAAGGTAGTTGCCATATGTCATTCTCTTTACGCCAAATCCACAGACACTGTCCGTTAGTCAATAACCGTTCATCAGAATCATATAGATCTCTTACAGTAGAAAGCATTTCTGTTTCGTCATTAAGGTGGTCAATTAATTTACTGGCCTTGACTTTACCAATACCATCTACTCCAAAGATATTGTCTGATCTATCACCAATCAAAAGTTGCTTGTAGAAATGTCTGAGTCCATCTAACTCCAGCACATCATAAAACTCTTGTTTGACAAAGTTGTAGTGCTTACCTGCGATTTGGTCTAAGTCTTTATCAATAGTACAGATAGTGGTATTTTCTGTTTGATACATACCTAAAGCATCATCAGCTTCGTATCCTTCACAAACCTCTGCATTCCATTCTTTAATTAAATACTCTTTACAAGAGGCCAACCAAAGCGGAAGTGGTTTGTCTTTACGATTAGCTTTATACTCTAAGTTAATCTGTTTGCGAAAATTATCAGATCCAGTAAGAAAGCATCGATACTCTGCTGCACCTGTTACATACAAAATGTCTTGCATTAACTTATCTGTGCGGAGAATGGCAATCTCTTCACCATCCTCCACATCATTACTAGCGGCACATCTATACGCAACAATGTCAGCATCAATCAAAGCTATGGTTGTCACAGCGGAACATCTTCATCTAGATCAGCAAACGGATCGTTAGATTTGCCAAGTACAAAGTTTTCAAACTGTTTGGCAACAGCCAAGACTTCCTCAGTAGTTGGAGTATGTTTCTCGGTTTTAAGTAGAGCAACCGCATTAGAAATGCTAGACTGACGCACAATCATTATTTGTCGAGCAGCTCGTTCGTCTGCAGTTTCGTAGTTGCTTTTTGGCGATGCATTAGCCATACTTCCTCCAGATGTTTGTGTCGCAGCGGCTGGGGCCGCTGCTCCCGGATTAGATCCTGCAGTTACTGTCTGCCATTTCCAATACCCTTTATCATCTTTGGCTCGTGCTACTGTAAAAATACTGCCCATAGAAGCGTTTGAGAGGGTTGTAAAGGCTTCCTTTTCTGCAAAGGACATAATCTTCTTGCCTTCTACTTTATCCTGAAATGATTTGTTTTTGAAGGCAAGTTCACATACTTGGTAGCTCCCCTTAGCAGTAGGGACTGTAGTTACTGTACTGCTTAGTACTTCAATAATTAGATTACTCATATATTACTGTCCTTTAATGACAAGTTTAGCACTGACACCACGAGCATTGAGAATATCTACAGCAGCTTTAACCCAACCAACAATACGATCTGAGCTTGATTTTTTGAACTTTTCAATCATGGTTTTAAATCTCCGTTAAATCTTTAAGGTTTGGTCCAACACTAATTTCATTAGTAAGAGGTAAGTTATACTCTACACCAAAGAGTTTTTGGAAGTTTTTTGGTACATCCATATATATATTATAGAACAAATCTGTGATTGTGTCAACTTCTTTTTGAGGACAATCAACAACTATTGAATCATGCACTGTGTTAATAATCTTCGCCTGTAGATGCAGCTTCTGTAACCGATTAAAGAAATCAACACGAATGATGGTCATTATATCTGCACCAAGACCTTGTACAGGATAGTTTAGAATGGTTGTTCTAGGCCATACTCGTTCTCCTTTATTGTTAATACTTGATGCAAATTTATAAACTCTACCTGTTGGCATTACTAATTGCCCAGTCTCAATAGCCTCTCGTACAATCTTTATGTGCCAGTTATGCAATCCCTTATACTTATCGTAGAACTTGTCAATGATTTCTTGCCATTTCTTTTGTGAGAACCCACATGTTGCGAAATCCGCATCAACTGAATAGGCATAGGCAGAGCCACCATAGATCAAACGGAACACAAAGATCTTAGCAATAAGTCTAGAGGGTAGCCCTAGTATTTCTTGGTTAGAGCTATGCATATCAAAGCCACCACGCACTTCTTCTAAGAGAGTTGGGTCTTGGCTAAGGTATGCAGCGCAATTAACCTCTAAGCTTTTTGCGTCTGAATTCACGATCATGTGTCTAGTTTATCCTCGTAAAGGGTCTGTAATTCTTTCTGCATATCCTTGAAAATGGTGTAGGCTTGTTTAGCCCGTTCATACAAATCATCTGAAACTTCTAGGGTGGTATCTCCATCCCAGTGTTCGTTATAATCTGTAATAAAATAGACAGGATACATCTCATCTTCGTCAATAAAGATCTTCTTCATTGGTATCTACTCACACATAATTGTTTAGCTAAAGGATCAAAGTTCTGTAAATTAGGCTTTGAGCTAGATAACCTACCTGTTCGAGCTACGCATTGGTTGAATTGCCCATGTATATAGTTATCTGTCCACTTCATTTGATCCATTAGTGTTGGGATACCTAAGAAATAGGTATTAACCAGCTTCTCAGTCTTGCTTAGTTCTAATATAGCTGAGACCAACCGTTTAAGTTCCTTATTCTTAGGCTTGAGACTCTTTAAGGTTTGTTCATCTGTGCTAAAATATCCTTCCTTTTTAAGTTCAGAACCTTTGATTGGTTCAAATAATCTGGGATGAGCATACTCATTCTGAAGAATTTTATATCTAGTTTGCCCTACTTTCTTTCCTGTCTTAAATGTACCCACAGGATAGTGTATATCAACAGTAATGGTGCCACCATAAAGGATACAACTAAGATGATCTCCACTAGCAGGATTAAGATTAGGGCACTCGGAATAAGCAGTAATAGTGTTTTTATAGGAGATAATCTCTCCGGTATATTTGCCAGCACTCGCTTTCGATTTATCATAGTCATATAGTATACCATTATATTCGGTTTCTTGCAAGACTTTTAAGTCTGCACACTGTAATTTATACAGATTCCATTTACCAGATTCTTGTAGAATCTTTTCTTGTAATTGGTAGACTTTTCTTGTAAGTTCTACATCCATATATAGGTATTCTTCCAATAGATCTGGAGGAATGTCCCAAGTTTGTATACCTTTTTCCCAATACTCCTTTTTAATAATATCTATTTTATGTTCATTTAGGTATTGACTTGCACAGTTTTCTAAGGAAGGGAACGCGGACTGCTGGTTGCTGATAAGGAATTCAGCAAGTTGTGCATCACGTAGTATGGCTGTGGTCGTAATACCCCGATTACGTAGCCAATGGAGATCGAACTTAAAATTAAAACCCAGCAGGATAGTGGCCTTTTTAAGATCATCTGCTAGCTCCTTTATATCATAGTAATGCTTATAACTAACTTGGTTCCAGTCATCGTCACAAAACATTAGCCCAACTACTACAAGACAGTTCCTTTTGTCAAATGGATTACCCTTATTGTATGTTGTGGTCTCAACGTCTAGGACTGCTTTCATTGTT